CCAGACTTGGACCAAGGAGCTGATACTATTTTAAGACCAGGTGAGACGTTAGATGATTTTGATGTAACATTTAGAAAAGCCAATGCTGAAGGTGGATTCCAACAGTTAGTAAGAAACACGAACGACGGATCACGGCCCGGGTATAGTGGTGACACTATAGAACCCAATATTTCTAGAAGCCCGGCTGGTAAATTTCAAGTAAGTTATAAATCAAAATATCTAGGAACATTTGATAGTATAGAAGAAGCTAGAGAAATTAGAGATACAGCAAAAGAAAAAAATCCTCCAATAAAAAATGCAGGAGCAAAACTATCAACAGAAGGTTATCCCGCTAAAGTTAGAGAAATACTAGATTTATATTTAGCAGAAGGAAAAGATTCTTTCACATTTAAAGAAGTTTTAAAAGCCGCTGATATTACTTCACCAACAGAAGAAGCAAAATTTAGAAAAGTTTTCGACGGAGTTCTAAATCGAAAAGACGGTAAAGAAAGGTATAAAAATTTAAAAATGACAAGTGGTAATTTGTTAAGTAAAGAGGACAGGCTTAAAGTCCAGTCTAATTTTGATTTACCAGAAGGACAAACTGAATGGTTATTTGATAAATATAAATACGGAGTAGATGGTCTTAAACACGAATTATTAACTAAAAGAATAATTAAAAATATTAAAACCGGTGTTGGCTCGCCTTTGGCAGCGACTTTTGGAAACGCAAAAGGATGGATGTCTCATTCTATGTATAGAGTTTATAAAAACCAAACCGAACCAGTTATAGGGCCCGATGGAGAACCAACAGGTAAAAGAATACCTAAAAAAGGTGTTAAATTAACATACGAACCTCTTTATGGACAAGTTGCTTCAGGAGAAACAAAAATTACTGGATTTAAAGACAACACTGCAGCCGGTAAAGGTGGGAAATTTTATGCTTCAAAAAAACATGAAAAAAAAGGTGCCTCTAATTGGGATGATCATCTTGATTATGAAAAAGTTAACAAAATGGTTGATATTACAAAAAGGGTTGGGCAAGAACCCAGTGAGATGCTTCAAAAACTATTAACCGAAAAAGGATTTAAAAACAAGGTTAGATTAAATGATATTTTAAGTTATGATAGGTATTACACTAGACTTGGTGAAATAAGTCCAAGAGAATTAATTAAAGCGCAAATTGTGATGCACCACTCTGGAGGTGTTGGTGCAAAAGGAAACTTAAACGCCGCAGCTACAAAAGATATACAATTACTAACCGGTGCTAATAACGCTGCAGTTACCAACTATGAAAATATTGTAAATGGTACAAAAAAAAATGCACCAAGAGCTTTAACAACAGCTGAAAATAACATATTAAAAAACATGGGAGCAAAAATTACCGGCATAGATGGTACGGTCTATGGGGGAGGTTCTTTAAATCCGGATAAACAATTTGCTTTAATAGAAAAACAAGCTGCTGACATGATTAAAAAAGATACTTTTAATCCAAAACAATTTGATCAATATCTTTTAAAACTAGCTGGAACAACTAATAAAAAATGCAAAGGTGCGCTTGCATACGGAGGACGTGTTGCTCTTGCTGAAGGTTTAAGTCCTGAGTTTTGTATTGGTGAGGGTAGAAAAGTATTAAAAAACACTTTATTTGAAGAAGGTGCTACACCGGCACAAAAAAGTATTGCAAGAAAACTTATTGGCAGTAGTGGAAAATTTCTTGTAAGTATGCTGAATCCAGCAGAACTAATAAAACTTAAAAACTTAGTTGGACCAGGAGCATTGGGTCTTATGGCAGCGTATGAAGTAGGATCAATTACAGATGATGTTTTAAGATTAAATAAACCTTTAGATGAAGCATTAGCCGGTAACTGGTTAACTAAATCTTTTTTACCCTACAGTGAAGAATTTGCTAAACAAAAAAATCTATTACAATCAGGAGCTAGTATGTCTAATTCACAAAAAGAGTATGCACTTGAAATGATGAAAATAGAAAAAGCAATAAAAGAAGATCAAAGAATACAAAACATGGAAAGCACTCAAGTAGTTGATGGAGCTTTTGATGATAACTTTATTATAAACCCCCAAGAAAAAATAGATGCTGCAAAAGAAAAATTTAGAAAACAAGTAAGTGGAATAAAAGAATCTTCTTTTGTAGAAGGATCGGCAAGACAACTAGAAAACAAAGCATTAATGGATGACTATGAAGATGCACAAAAAGCTCGAACTGGAGCTAGTACAATATTTGGTGGACCTCAACGTTTAGTTAACACAGCACCAAGACCTAAAAATATGGGCAGAGGACCGATGACTGAAAAGAAAAGAATGAACTTAGATTTTAGTATACCTGGTTATACACCTTATGATAAAGCATACACTCCTTCTAATGATGAAATTTTAAATCATTATAAACAACAAGAATATGTTCATCCAAGATTTGGAACATTACAACCTGGTGAAGGAACTCGTATTAGAATGGGTATGGCTAGTGAAAATAATAGAGGTATATATGGAGCGGGTCAAAAAATGGCAACCGGCGGACTAGCTGGATTAATGAAAAAGTATTATGACTAAAGACAATCCAACACTTGTAAAAAACATGAAACATGTTAAATGGAAGGAGATCCCTCCTTTGAAAGGACCAAATTCTCAGGGGTTGATTAAAGATAAAAAACAAGATAAACCAATACAGGAGAATAAATATGGCAGATATAGATAAGTCTCTCCCTAACGAACGACCTGAAGATGAGCTTTTAGAAGAGCAAATTGAAGAGGTGGATGTTGCAGACGAGTTAGGTAAGGGACCAGTAGAAATTATAGATGAAGAAGATGGTGGAGCAACTATCGACTTTGATCCAAATGCAGTACAGATGCCAGACTCAGGTGATCCGTTTGCAAATTTAAATGATCTTCTTCCTGAAGACGTTACAGATATTATAGGTAATCAATTACAAAGTGATTATGCGGAATATAAAACTTCCCGTGCAGATTGGGAAAGAACTTATATTACTGGTTTAGATTTATTAGGTTTTAAATATGACAATAGAACAGAACCTTTCCAAGGAGCTTCAGGTGCAACTCACCCAGTTCTAGCGGAAGCAGTTACACAGTTTCAAGCACTAGCTTATAAAGAATTATTACCTTCAGATGGACCCGTTAGAACTATGGTTATGGGTACAACAACACCTCCAAAAGAAGCACAAGCTCAAAGAGTTAAGAATTTTATGAACTATCAATTGATGGATCAAATGAAAGAATATGAATCTGAGTTTGACCAAATGTTATTTTATTTACCTTTATCAGGTTCAACATTTAAAAAAGTTTATTACGACGATTTGCTTGGCAGAGCAGTATCAAAATTTGTTCCAGCAGATGACCTTGTTGTTCCGTACACGGCTACTTCATTAGACGATGCGGAAGCAGTCATCCATGTTATAAAAATATCTGAAAATGATTTAAGAAAACAACAAGTAGCGGGTTTCTATTCTGATATAGAATTAGCAAAACCCCAAGATTCAATTAATAATGAATTAAAAGAAAAAGAGAGAGAAATAGAAGGTGTTACAAAATCTCAAAGAGTAGAATCTATGTACACTTTAATTGAGTGTCACGTTAATTTAGATTTAGAAGGATTCGAAGACGTTGGTGAAGATGGTGAGCCAACAGGAATAAAATTACCTTATATCGTAACAATCGATGAAGGTAGCAGAAAAGTTTTATCTATTAGACGAAACTTTAAGCCCGAAGATCCTAAGAAAAATAAAATCCAATATTTTGTCCATTTCAAATTTCTGCCCGGACTAGGTTTTTATGGTTTAGGATTAATTCATATGATTGGCGGATTAAGTCGTACTGCAACTGCGGCTCTCCGTCAGTTATTAGATGCAGGGACGTTATCAAATTTACCAGCAGGATTTAAACAAAGAGGTGTCAGAGTTCAAGATGACGCTACAGCGATTCAACCCGGAGAATTTAAAGATGTAGATACTCCAGGTGGAAATCTAAAAGATGCTTTCGTATTCTTACCTTATAAAGAACCATCACAAACATTATTACAGTTGATGGGGATTGTAGTTCAAGCAGGACAGAGATTCGCATCAATTGCTGACATGCAAGTTGGTGATGGGAACCAACAAGCAGCTGTTGGGACAACTGTAGCTCTATTAGAACGTGGTTCAAGAGTAATGTCAGCAATCCATAAAAGACTCTACTCTTCATTGAAGAACGAATTTAAATTACTTTCAAATATTTTTAAAACTTATTTACCACCGGAATATCCTTATGACGTTCCAGGAGCATCGAGAAATGTTAAAGTTACAGACTTTGATGACAAGGTAGATATTTTACCGGTAGCTGATCCAAACATATTCTCAATGAGTCAAAGAATATCAATGGCACAAACACAATTACAATTAGCTCAATCTAATCCACAAATGCATAATATGTATATGGCTTACAGAAATATGTACTCAGCAAT